GGAGGAACGAGCATGTGACCGTCAAACCAGGCTGAGAGAGATCGTCCGGCAGCTACGGGCAAGCCTCGATAACTGGGCCGGCGAAAGCTCGGCATTGCTGGCGGGGGAGCTGCAGGGCCTAGCCACATTTGAGGAGCAGTTCATCAGGGCGCAGCTGCTGGAGATGGTGCCAGAACGGATGATCGAACAGGTCAGGTCGTTGCAGATCGATCCAGGCTTTGCCCGTGCTGTCGTGATGACAGATCCAATCGAGATCGGCCTGAATGTTCTGTCTGATGACTTACTACAAGCAGTGGGACCATCACCGGCAACATTCAGGCTTACAGCAACGCAGGGCGCTCAAATCACGCTGCCTAACGGCTCAACCGTATCGAAAGCTTTTAGGGGCATCGCTGAGTCTCAAGCTGAGCTGTTTACCAAAACGGTTCAGTCTGGGTTCCTAGCGGGTGACTCAGGGCCTCGAATGGCAAGGCGCCTAAAGGGGCGTTTGCAATTTGCTGATTTCGGGCCGCTATCAGTGCGACAACTAGCGCAGGCAGGGGGGCAGCTCACAGCAGTGGCGAATCATCAGGTAAATACGTTGGTGAGAACTAGCGTCAATCAAGTAGCAAATGCGATCAGCCAGGCCACCTATAAGGCCAACGCTGAAATCACCGAGAAATACAAATACGTTGCGACGCTGGATTCACGAACCTCCGCACGCTGTAGGGCATTGGATCAGCAAGTGTTCGACTACGGCAAGGGACCAACACCCCCGCAACATTTCAACTGCAGGTCAACGACAGTCCCAGAGATCGATTATGCAGCGCTCGGGATGCCTGAACCGCCACCTAGCGCAATACGCAGGCCGGGCATTATTTCAGGGCCGATGAGCAAAGCAGCCAAAACGCGAACGGTGCCGGCAAATCAGTCTTATGGGGAATGGTTGCAGGAGCAGGGCGATAACGTGAAACGCGACGTTTTGGGGCCGAGCAGGATCCCTTATTGGAATAAGCTCGTAAAGAAATATGGGCCAGAAGATGCGATCCGTAAGTTTGTAGCGAATGATGGCTCAGAATTGACGTTGAAGCAGCTAAAGGCAAGGTACGGGCAGCCGTAGAATCAAGGCAGCAGCAACCAAGCGCATGAAATATTGCGGGGCGAAGAAACCAAAAGGCACCAAAAAAGGAGGCAAGAAAAAGTGAAAAAAGGGCAGCGGGTTAGCTGGGTGTACCAAGGCAAACGGACCTACGGGACCGTTACCGCAATGGGCGGGGTCAGGGCAGCGATCAAAAGCCCTAAAGGTGGAAACATCGTCAGGGTTGGCACTGCTGATGATCCAGTTGTAAAGATCAAATCAGAGTCAACAGGCAACCCAGTCCTGAAGCGCAGGTCACAGTTGAAAGCAGCACCTAAGAGGAAGTGAGCATCAAGCGCGGCGGCCATACGTTCGACGGTTACAACAAGCCGATCAGAACGCCAAGCCATTCGAGCGGCAAGTCTCACGCTGTCGTGGTGAAGGTTGCCGGCAAACCCAAGCTGATTCGTTTCGGGATGCAGGGCGCAAAGCCAAAGCCACCCCGAAAAGGTGAATCAGCAGCTGATAAGGCAAAACGCTCATCATTCAAAGCGCGACACGCCAAAAACATCGCTAAAGGCAAAACCTCTGCAGCCTATTGGGCGGATAAAGTAAAGTGGTGAGGCAAATAAGCCTTACGGGTTTCACATGACCGACGAGATTACGTCTCAAGAGCAAGAACAACCAGCAGCTGATGTTGAGGCGCTAAAGAAAAGCGTTGAAGCATTAGAGCGCAAGAATTATGAGCTGATTGGCAAGCTGAACAAAGCAAAAGCTGCTGATGTTGACGTTCAGGCCCTGATTGACTTCAAGGCAAAGGCTGAGCAAGACCAACTGGAAAGCAAAGGCCAATACGCCGAGGCCAAAGCTGCACTTGAGCAGCAGTTCAGGGAATCAGCTACTGAGAAAGACAAGCGGATCGCGGAGCTGACCGATCGGGTGCAAGAACTTGAGTTGATGGCACCAGCCGTCAGCGCATTGTCTGATGTGGTGCATGACCCTCAACTGGTGCTTAACACCCAGTTGAAACGCGACCAAATACAGCGTGAGCCTGATGGCACTGTCGTGGTGGTTGATGGCTATGAGCGCACCCCCGTTGGGGAATGGGCAAAGGCCAAAACACCGGCATGGATGCAAAAGGCACCAAAGCCGCAGGGCAGCGGGGCTCCATCGTCGAGGGCTAGCGGTGAGATCACACCAGGCACAAAGAACCCGTTTAGTGCTGAAAACTTCAACCTGACAGAGCAGTCACGACTGTATAAAACAGATCGTGATTTGTACGAGAGGTTAAAGAATGCTGCAAGCCGCTAATATGTAGTGAAGGTGAAGCTACGCAGAGCCGGAAGGGTTACGCCCGAAAAATAAACAACCATTTTTAGGAGGTTAGTCATGGCGGTTCTGCGCAGTGACATCATCATCCCGGAGATTTTTACTCCATATTTGATCGAAGAATCAACGCGGCGTGACGCATTTTTGCAAAGCGGTGTTGTGCAACCATTGGCGCAGCTTGATGCGTCTGAGGATGGCGGCGATTTCGTCAATGTGCCATTTTTCTCAGCCAATTTAGCTGGCGATTTTGAAGTTCTGTCTGACAGCTCTTCACTGACTCCAGGCAAGATCACAGCCGACAAGCAAGTAGGCGTCGTGCTCCATCGTGGCCGTGCGTTTGAATCCCGTGATTTAGCAGCGTTGGCATCTGGGGCTGACCCGATGGCCGCTATTGGCCAGAAGATGGCCAACTATGTGAACCATCAGCGTCAAAAGGACTTGCTCGCATGTCTCAGCGGTGTGTTTGGCCCGGTCAACAACACGTCATCTGCTGCCGCGTTCTTTGAGCTAACGATCGACGGTGAATCTGGCGATACTCCAACATCGCTCAGCCCCCGTCAGGTTTCGCAGGCCCGTGCATTGCTCGGTGATCAAGGCGAAAAGCTGAACACAATCGTGATGCACTCAAAGACCTATTACGAGTTGGTGGAACGTCGTGCTGTTGATTATGTCAAGGCAACAGATGTTGCCGGCGGGGATGCAACTGCATCCGGCGGGTCAATCGCTAACGCCTATGGAGAGGTCACAGTCCCGACCTACTTGGGGATGCGAGTCATCGTCTCTGATGACGTGAACACCGTTGGATCTGGTGCATCGACTGAATACGCCGTTTACATGTTCTCTCAGGGCAGCGTTGGCAGCGGCGAGCAGGCTGGCATTCAGACCGAAACTGACCGGGACATCTTGCAAAAGTCTGATGCAATGTCAATCGATCTTCATTACGTCTACCACCCAGTGGGCGCAAAGTGGGCCGTGACTGATGCAAACCCAAATCGCACCCAGTTAGCAACTGCTTCCAACTGGAGCAAAGTGTACGAAACCAAGAATATTGGAATCGTGCGTGCAACCGTCGTTTCTTCAATGGATTGATCAATCATGGCAAGTATCTTTGAGACATCCGCCGGGCTGGCCATTGGCTATACCTCCGGCGGGGCTGTAACCCAGCTCACAAGCAAGGCAACAGGCGTAACCGTGAACGCTCCATCAGGGGCTATCACGACTGACGATGCATCACTGGCCGGTAACGCTGAGGTGACTTTTACCGTCACCAACAGCTCTGTTACCGCTAGTGACGTGGTTCTGGTCAGCGTCCAGTCTGGCGCGAGCACAGGGCTCTATCTGGCGTTTGTGTCCGCCACTGCTGCAGGAAGTTTTGATGTCACACTCTCAAACCTCGGTTCAACCGCTGGTGAGGCCGTGGTCATTAACTTTGCAGTGATGAAGGCTGCAGCCTGATAACCATGGGGCTCTACGCTTTTAGGAGGAAGGCGAAGGAGCAGGGAGCAGCAGCAGCCACCGCTAAGGCTGCTGCCGCTCCGGCACCGGAGGAGACCAGCAAAAAGGAATCGACCGATGGCAATCGTAATCGTCGCAACAGCAGGAGCCGCAAACGCAAACTCTTACCTGACGCTGGCTGACGCTGATGCGTTGGTTGATGCAATGGTATTGAGTTCTGATGCCTCGAAATGGGGCACAGGCAATGATGACTCACGGAACAGGGCCCTGACAGCCGCTACGCAGCGGCTAGACCGTGAGCGGTTCCTGGGTGCTCGGGCAACTGATACGCAGGCGCTGCAATGGCCGCGAACAGGGGTGCGAAAGCCTGACACGTACTCAAGCCGATATTCAACCGGCTTCCCGTTCACGATCACGGCTGATTATTACACCGACACCGAGATCCCAGACCAGATCAAGAGGGCTCAAATTGAGCTGGCGGTTTACCTGCACAACAACGAAGACGGCATCAGCTTGAGCGGTCTGGAGGATTACAAGAGCCTTTCGATCGGCAGCATCAGCATCACGCCAAACCTCACTTCAGGAGCCGTGGGGGCTGATCGCGTTCCGCCACTTTATGAACGTTATTTGACTGGCCTTAGAATCAGCGGACCAGGCAACATCGCAATCAGACGGAGCTAATGATGATCGTTGATTTTGGGCCAGGGGCTGAATTTATCTCAGATGGGCTGGCCCATACTGGACGTTTCAAGGCACTGTATTTCAAAGAAGAGACTGCGATCAGCGCGATTACGGCAGAAAATTACACTGGCAACACATTGGCAGGCGAAACTTTCCCGGCTGATTCGATGATATACGGGATTTTTACTAGCGTCACGCTAACTAGCGGCGCCTGCATCGCTTACCGTATCTAATGGCGTTAGCTGACTCTCTGCAAAAAGCAGCGCAAAGCGCGATGAAGAAATTAGGCGGTGAAGTCACGGTTCAGACCGTATCTGGCGGTGCCTACGACACGGCAACCGGCCTAATCAGCGAAAGCATCAGCAGCAACGAAATCAAAGGGGTGTTGCAGAATGTCTCAGCTAGGGAAGTGAATGGGCTGATCCAATCCGGCGATAAGCGGCTGCTCATTGCCGCTGCTGACACGGCAGCCGCGCCAACAACGCAAGACCGCGTTTTGATTTCTGGTGTTTCGCATGAAGTGATTTACTTCGACACAATCGAGCAAGACAATGAGCCGATCACATACGAGTTTATTTTGAGGGCATAGCAATGGCACGGCAAATTGACTTAGGCGATATTTCAAAGCTTGCAGAAGATGAGCTTGAGGAGCTGGTCGTCTTTGCGGCCAAGGAGTGGGAAGGCCAGATAAAAGAAAAGACGCCAGTTGATACCGACATACTCAGAGGCGACTGGCGTCAGGTGCCGATCAGCAAAACTCGAATTGAGATTCACAATCGCAAGCTTTACGCAGAGCCCGTGGTCTATGGGAACAACCTGCCGCGATCGTGGGGCGGTGTTTATCGGACCCGCCAAAACCCGCCGACGATTCCCGGCTATCCAGACATTTTAGCCAAAGAGATCGCTGCCTTTCAGATCCCCGCCAGAATTGAGCTCATACGCCGTAGGAATCGCTGATGGCTGCTGTTGATCTCAATACTGTTCGATCAATCGTAGAGGGCCGTCTTGCGACTGAGCTGGCGCTTTCCCCGGCGATCCCTGTGGTGTTTCACAACATGCCGGACAATCCTACGGCCCGATCGTCATGGGTTCAATGTCTTGTGCAATTCGGCGGGAACCAATATCTGAGCCAGGGCCTGACGGCAAGGGGCAGCACTAAAGTCATCGGCGTTCTGCTGTGCAACATCTTCACGCCAAAAGGGGTTGGGCCTGGCGCTAATTATGCGATTGGGAAACGCATCCGAGATCTCTACAATAGGGCCATAGTTTCTGGTGTCTTCTTTGACGCTGCTGACGGCCCTGCAGTTGTGGATTCTCCTCAACCGGAACCGTTTTTTCAAACAAGGGTTTCCGTAGCCTTTGAATTTATTGAGGATCTTTGACCAATGGCAACAATCAGAGGAGAGCAAGGGGCCGTCCAGTTCGATGCTGCCGGCAGCTCCAATGCAACCGTAGTGGGGACTCGCAGCTGGTCGTTGAGCACGACAAAAGCAGTTCTGGATACAACAGTTCAAGGCCAAACGTCTACAACCGTCGTCGGCGGATTGGTAGGCGGATCGGGCTCGGTTGAGCTGGTTTACGATAAAACCGCGACAGGCCAATCTGCATTTATGGCTGAGGCCATTAGGGCAAATGACCCAGCGACGGCAACCTTTGAGCTGTTTCTTACAGGGACAACATCAGGATCTGATTCAATCTCCTTTGCCGGTCTGATCGAAAGCATGGAGCTTGCATCTACTGTTGGTGATCTGGTAACTGTTAATTGTTCGTTTACCGTCAACGGCGACATGACATCAGACGCATAGGGAGGTATTATTTTATGAATAGTTGGTATTAAATGGCTAGGAACCGCGCCGTTGATTTGCTGGTTGGGGAATTTGATCTCAACCAGCGCCGTAAGTTTGACGTAAAGAATGCAGACGGCAAAATCGTTATCAGTCTGTACTTTAAGCCGATCACAAGGGCCGATCGCAAGAAATCGCAGCAATTAGCCGGTACTGATGAAGCGTTAGACCTGAGCACCCAGATGCTCTGCCAAATGGCAGAGCTTGAGGACGGCTCGCAGGCATTTGCACCGGCTGACGCGCCAAAGCTGCAGCGGCAGTTACCTGAAAGCGTGCTGAATGAACTGGAGCTTTTTCTGTTTGGTATTGGCGAAGAGGCCAGCCTTGAAGACGCAAAAAACGACTGAGGCAGGATGGGTGGCTCTTTTTTGAGTTTCACCTGGCCTGCGAGCTAGGCATGACCGTTAGCAGACTGCGAACAGAGCTGACCGATGCTGAGATGGTGCATTTTGCCGCGTATTACGAGTTGAAGGCAGAGAAGGAGCAGCAAGCGATGGACCGCGCAAAAAGAGGGGGCCGGTAGAATAGGGCCATGGCTGAGTCGATCGTCAAGCTTATTGTTGATGCCTCACAGGGCGTCAGATCGCTTGGGCGGTTCAAGAAAGCAACGGATGAAGCAGCTAAAAAGACAGATCTGCTGAAAAAAGCAGTCAGATTGCAAAAAGCCGCGACAGAAGCAGCGACCAGAAAGCTGGCTCAGTTTGGTGATATTGCCAAATCTGCTTTTGGTAAAGCGTCGAAAGCGGCGCAGAAATACCAGTCAGCGCTCGGTGGGATCAAAGGCGCGGTCGTTTCGCTTGGCGTTGCAGCGCTCACAAAGCGGATGATTGGGCAGGCAGCAAGTTTTCAGCAAACGCAAATACGACTTAAGGCGCTATCTGCAGAATATGGCGAATTTGGAAA